TTTAAGAATACATCATCCCTACAAGGTCCATATAGGACTAAGCTAGAAGGGTCACATGATGGAGCTCCTGAGAAAGAAGCTAGTTCACAGTTCCCTAGTATGAATAAGGAAGAGTGGGTAGAGCTGTGGCAGTATCATGACCAACGAAGTGGTAGGGTGTATACCTTTACACTAGGTCATACACAGTTCCTGCGTGATGAAATAGATTACCTCCAGACAGAGGGATTACCTGCTAGAGTCCTAGGTTTCAACGAAGACCCAGATCATTTTTGGTGGATACCTGATGCTAGAATAGTTAAGCCTAGACAGGATGAGATAAACGATATAAGGACTATGGCAAAGAAACATCGTAGGGTTGCAATACTTAAGTTGCTGTATGATAAAGGAATAAATAAAGATGAGTTAGCTAAGCTCATGGATGACGATGTAAAAGCAGCCATAGGTATAGATGTAGGAGTTAATGGAGATATAAGGAAAGCAGTTGCGTTGCTACAGAGCCACGTTCCTCCTGATTTTAGCATAGCAGCAAGAGAAGTCAGGGAAGATGTTAGAGAAGAAATGGGATTTAGCAGAAACCAAGCAGGTGCGTTTGAAGCACCCAGTGGTAGACGGACTGCTCATGAAGTAGAAACCGTACGGGCTGCTTCTATGATAAGGATAGATGAACGCAGGGATGCACTGGCAGACCATTTGGAATCAATAGTAAGGGCATATAATCAGATAGTATTCTCTAACTGGTCAGCTCGTAGAGTTATAGATGTAGTAGGTCCAGATGGGGCTAGACATTGGGTTAAGTTCTCAGGGAAGGAGATCAAGGGAGAGTATCATTATAGAATAAATCCTGAAGAAGGTCCACCTGAGGATAAAAGGGTAATTAGGAATGAGATGCTTGAATTCATGACTCTAGCTTCTAAAACACCTGGTGCAGATATGCAATATTTAATGAAGACCTTTGCATCTAAGTTTGATTGGTTGGATCCCAAGTTGGCATTCCCTGGAGAGGGTGCAGGACGCAGTCCTGAAAAACCTATAGAGTTCATGGATTTTGTAGGTACTCAAATGCAAAATTTTCCACAGTATGTATAGGAGGAGATATGAAAAAAGACTTGGCAGATATAGAATATGAGAATTACCTAGCAACTAACAAAAAGGAAAAGGAACTAAGGTCAAGACATGCAGAGAGGAAAAATGCTAATAAAGGATATAGAGGTTGGCACTTTGGAATTGGTGAACAACCTGTATATTGTAAAGATAAAGATGAGTTCCAAAAGGCATTAACTAAAAGGGGGCTTATGATGCAGGACGATGTAAAAGTCCCGATAAAGAAGCACCTAAGATAAAGGGGGGATTATGAGTGATAACGCATCTACAGAAGTAGAAAAAACACATAATGCGAGAGAGCTTAGTCAAAGTCTAAGTGGCAGTCCTGAACAAAGGGCTGAAGAGATCAGGACGTTAACGCTGACGTTTGCACCACGTGTAAGAGCAGAGGTGGAATTTACTGGCATGTGGTCAGGAAGACTAGTTCGTTCTGCATTCAATGCAATCTCAAAGGCTTATCGTCGTAGGCGATACAAACAAATACGGGTCGAGCCAAGACCTGAACCTGCGAAAGCAGACAAACCTGAAGGAGGTATAGGCGATGGAAATGTTAAAGTATCTTAAATGGATTATGCCACTGATGCCCTTGACACTTGGTGTTGAAGATGGTGCTGGTGGTGGCGATGGAAATGAGAACCAAGGAGAAACAGTTTCAAAGACAGATTTCGACAATGTTTCTGGAGAAAGGGATAAACTAACAAAGGACTTGGATGATGTCAGAGCAGAAGTATTCACACCTGAGTACATGGCATTTCTTGATGGCAAAGACAAAACCCCAAAGGGTGATGAAAAGCCAAAAGAGGAAAGCATCACGGATGACCAATTTGAGAAGATGTCTAAAAAAGACATTCTTGCGTTGGCTACGAAGAATGCCGTAGAGGCAATCAACAAGACATTGGTTGCTGATAAGACTACTCAGAAGATTGAGTCAGATGCAGCCGTGGCAAGAGAGATTGCTGTATTTGCTAAGACTCACACGGACTATGAAAAGTTCAGACCTGCTATGTATGGGATATCCTTGAAACCAGAGCACAAGCACAAAGGTCTCCAGGCACTCTATGATGAGGCTAAAGTATACGCTAAGTCTTTACAAGAAGAGCCTACTGAAGCAGAGAAGATAAAACAAAGGGCTATGGATGGACAGAAACCTGAGAATAGCTCAGGCACCTATGCTTTTGATAAGAAGATTGATGGAGATGCTGCTGCAAACGAAGCTGCTGAGGAAACCGCAGAGAAATTAGGAACATTACCCTCTGCGTAAGAACTGTTTTTCCTTCTTAAATAGAAGGAGTTATCATGGCAACATTGACAGAGTATCTAAACACTCTATATACGACTACATGGGCAAAACGAAGAGCCACGGTTGTAGACCAAATATTCGAGGATAATAAACTCTTACTCTTACTTAAGAGTAAGGGGATGATTAAGTTTGAAAGTACTGATGGTAGAAGGTTAGAGATACCATTAAGGATTAAGAAAACCACTACTTCCAAGTTCTTTGGAAAGGGTGCGACTTTCACGATTACGGATTTCGATCCTCTAACTATCGCCTACGACTACTGGAAAAACTTGGGTGACCAAGTTGTAAGGTATTGGGTAGACGATAAGACCAATGGTGGAAGCATTACACGTCACATCAAGATGATGACAGCTAAGTTAGACACTGTAAGAGATACCTTGAACGAAAAGGTTGAAGCAGCATTGTGGACAGATACTGGTGGAGTTACTGTAGACGACTACAACGGGTTACCTTATCTAATTGATGACACCCCTGCATCTACATCCTCAGGAGTCAAGGCAACTGTTCATGGTATTAACGCATACACGGCAGTAGATGAATCTGGGAACTATTACTGGAGAAACCAGTATAAGGCATCTAGCGGAGCATTCTCAGTATACGGTGAAAGTGACATGACCAATGCAATGAACACAGCACAACGCTGGGGACACATTGACCTTTTAATTAGTGACCAGACTGTGCATGAATTAGGCGAATCAGAAGCTCTAGAAAGAGTACGAGTTGTGAATAAGGAAGCTGTAGACTTAGGTCTAGACCATATTACCTTCAAGGGTAGAATATGGATATGGAGTCCATTATGTACGGACGCAGTTACTTACATGATAGACAGAAAGCATTTCGGTTTTAGTATCGATCCAGCTGTCAACATGATTATGGGACCTTGGAAGACCATCCCTAACCAGTTTGAAGACATGGTTACACAGATAGTTCAGCGTGGACAGGTATGGGTAGACAAGCGTAGATGTCACTCAGCAATTACAGGACAAGCAGCATAACTTTCGCTTTCAAGCCAATGAGAGTAGAGGTAGCAAAATACCTAAGGAGGTAGAAAAATGGCAGATATTACGACCAGACAACAGGGTGAGGTAGATGATTGTGGAAAAGTAAACTGGAGGGGTGACCAAAGTGTACTCCCGCAGGGTGGACAGTCCATATATAAGTCCTCCACAGTACAGTTAGCCCAACTGGGCTCAAGAAAGGTAGTAGGCGATAGAGTTTTTAGGTATATGAAATCCAATGATACTATAAAAGCTCGTCAAGCTGTAACCTTAGTAGGCTCTGCAACTACTGCAGCAGGCACTATGATTACTGTTACAGCGTGTACAGGTCCTGCTGGAGGCAAGAAGATTACGATTAGTAATACAGGTGCAGGAACTTGTATTGCCAACGAGTTTGCAGAAGGCTACATCGCAGTAGATCACGGAACAGCTCATACTGGTGGAACAAACGCAGGTGGGTATATGTACCGAATTAAATCCAATCCTACAATAGCAGCTTCAGGAACAGGCGATTTTACTCTGTATGATCCATTAGTAGCAGCAGTAGAATCTACAGATTTTGTTGTAATGTATCAGAATCTGTATTACCAAGTAGGAGTAGCAACCGCTACTGGACAGTTACCAGTGGCTGTATGTCCTGTTAATGTAGTAGCAGATGACTACTTCTGGGGACAAACATGGGGACCAGCCTACATTAATGTAGCTTCAGCTATGGCAATCGGTGCTGCGTTCAGCTTTGTTGCTGGACAAGCTACCACTATCTTAGACACTTATAGATATGCTGGAGTCATGTTAACAACTGGAAGTGTAGCATCAAGGGGCGGAATTGCATTTATTGCATTAGCACCTTAAGGAGAAGTTTATCAGTATATTAAAAATAACTTGGGAGCAGGGCTGGAATCCTGCTCCCTTGAACCCCGAAAGGGCAAAGGAGAATAAAAATGGCGAAAGCAACAGTAACTAAGGTTAAGGGTGAAGTAGCAATACCAAAGATTTTAATTGGGATACCTATACTATCATGGACACATGAGTTTGCACAGAGTTTTCTAAGTTTCTGGACTGACCTCATGACATATCAACACAAGGGTAGAAAATTCCACGTTGGTTACCAGTTCATGTATCGTGTACCTGTACACAAAGCAGAAGAAACACTTGCTCAACTTGCAGTAGATAGTGGATGTACTCATCTATTGCTAATGGATGATGACATCTATGATGTAACTGTAAAGGATTTTTTAACTCTGCTTGATGCAGATAAGGATGTTGTTGCAGGTATTATGCATACCTCAGGTTTCCCTTATGCCATGTGTGCATTCAGAAGATACGATAGTAAAACTAAGGTAGCTGACCAACCTATTCTTAAAGGTCCAGCACGCTTATATGAAGTACCACCTGAGCAAAGAAAGGG